CAGTGCGGAGGTTCCCAAGGACCACATTGACTCCGCCCCCGACCGCCTGCGTGAGCTGCGTCATCGCATTGCGCACAACGATTGTGGCCCCGCTACCTCCGTTGTCCGTAGCCTGCACAATGTCAAAGTTCACGGTGCCTGTGGCCGTGATGTCTCCGACCAGGATTTCCCACCATGTCTTGTGAGCAAGGCTGTGGTCGATCCAGGGCGTGTAGTATTCGCCCGGACCATGCAGATCGGGATGGATGACCGCGAGTAGTTCCTCGCGTTCGGTTGAAAGCTCAGTGTACGGCATGTGTTTTCACCTCCGTCTAGGTTGTGCCGACTGCGGCGTCAAGGACGATGAACGGCGAGACTTCCGTGACGCCGTCTTTCAAGAAGATCGGCGCGCTCAGTTTCTCTTGCCCGTCCACCCTCATCACAAACTTTATGACAAACTGGTTCAGCAGGAACCGAACGTGTCGGCTGGATGCGATGCTGAGTTCTTGCTTGTTGCCGATATAGTACCATTGCCAATCGGCCAGGATCACGTCACCACGCGTGCCAAGCGTCTGGGTTTTCTCCGTGAACATGTACGGGAATCCGAGGATTCGAGGCGGCTCACCGTCGCGAGCGTTGTCGACCCAGATGTAGTGCCCCGCCGGGTCCTGCAACGTCCGCAAACTGGTGTAACAGCTCTGGTGGAACACCCACATGGCGTCGGTCCAGCTTGAGGGCAACAGATGTTGCTTCATATTCACGAGATCGAGATACGTTATTGCCCCAACACCGATACGGGCCTGTGCAAACGTACCTGTTGCGTCGATCACGCCCTGCGGCATGCCTGCGCCGTGTCCGTCCAAGAAAGCTTCATCGCGATAGAAGCGCACCGCGTCGCGCATGGTTTTGCGCACGATGCTCTCGACGCTGATCGGGCTATCCTGCATGAGTGCGTCTTTGATGGCCATCCACCCGCTGTATTCATGCACCACGAGTTCAATCTGCGTAAAGTCGATGTCCTCTTCGTGTTTCTGCGTACCCGTCTCAATCCAGCTCCCCACCATGCCGGGGATCATGTTAGTTTCGCCAGGCGTTGAGCCAGCCGTGCTCAGGCCAGGGACCTGTACCGCACGGTTCGTCATGGGGATGACGTCAGCACGCGGCCAGACGATTTCCCGCTCCGGCTCCACCCTGATGATGTCGGTCAAGAACTGCGTTGGCACGAGGAACCCACCCGATGCGCCGGTCTGATCGCCAAGGACCTTTTCACCATCTGAATACTGATTATCGTATTCAGTCCACTCAGAGCCCATGGCTTTCAGGGTCGCGCGGTCATCGGCGATTACGGCCTTGAGGAAATCCACAAAGCCCTTCCGGGGCTTCGTAGGCTCGCCGTTGTACGAAAAGCCCTTGCCATCGGGGGCGGTCTGCGCAGCCATGGCGGCGAACATCTTATCGTAGCGTTCGTCGGTAGCTTTCTGCTGCTCTTGCATAAGCGCGCGGGTGTCAGCCGCCGACCTCATGATGGCCTTGAGCCATGGCGGCTGGAGCTCAGCCGCGATAAACTCAAGGGCCTTTTCAGCGCTGTCGAACAAGCCGCGCGGGTCGCCCCGCGTGCCGTCCTCAGCTACATCGAACACGTACTGTTGCCCATTGATCGGAATGACTTTTAGTGTCACTTTGCCACCTCCTGTGGCTGATTTCTGTTTCGGTTTCGGCGCCCGTTTTGGCGCCGGTTTCGGTGTTGGCTTCGCGGGTTTCTTAATCGCGTCTGCCGACACGCCCTTTTTCGGCGGGTCCTCTGGCAAGAGCGCCTTGATCTCGAATCCCTCGTTAGCCTCGATATATGCCTTCAGAGTGATGACTCGCGTCGTCGGCTCTGCCGGTGTCGGTGTGATGCTGGCGTCGAGGCGTAGTGGCCAGCGCTTGATCCATACGGCCTTCTCCATCGGCTCGCGTTCCACGATATGGGGCGCAGTGCCAGAGGAGAGGCCAAAGTTCTCTTTACTCTCTGCTTGGTCCTGTTCTATCCTGCGCCCAAGTGCAGCAATATAGCGATTCCGCATCTCAAGCTGCCCATCAAGCCAGATGCCCTCATCTAGCATCTTTAGGGTTCCATCGCCAATGGGCATCTTGCCCAGCGTCGGGTCTTGCCCGTGATGGTAGTAGAGCGTGGTGCGCTCGCCGTCTACCAGGTCAAAGTCGGTGTCTTTGGTGAAATACTCGCCCTCAAGGTCCGGCGTGTCTTGGTCGGTAAAGCGCACCAGGTAGCCGCCGATCTTGCCGCCCGCTGTAGCTTTGATAGCGCCGCCGTAGGCGATGAGGGTCTCGCCTAGCATCTTCTCGACGAACTCCTGCTCGACCTCTGTCCACTCGTCGCGCTCGGCGAAGGTGATGTTGTCGTCTGCGTCCATGGTGTACGGAACGCGCCAATACTCGGAGCCTCCACGCGCTATGACATGCTCGTCGAATACATCCCGCACCCAAAAGTCAGGCGGCGGATCGGGCGCAATCTCGCGCTGAGGCTTAGCGAAGGTCAGCCGAAAAGCCTCACGGATGCTCTCAATCTGTTCATCCAGGCTCTCGGCTTTCGCGGCGTCGTCTTTGTTGTCTTGCTCGTCTGTCATGGCTTTACCCCCTACCGCGCCGTTGGCCTGGATGATGGCCCGTGGCGCGCATGTCTCGTCAGTGCCGCCGTCAGCGATGCACTTGGAGAGGACGCTATTTGCTATCGCGACCCACTGGCGCTTTTGCTTGGCGTCGAGGCCGCGCTTGTGCTTGTCTACGTCGGCGGTTTGAAATGGCATGTTACCTCAACTCGCGGCGGCTCTGGCTTGCAACATGGCTGCCAATGCGTAACGCCTTGAATTAGATAGGGGTCTCCTTGCTCATCCCAGCGCACCCAGCCCCCCGCCCATCTTGCATAGTTGCCTATTCTAACGGCACCATACCTTACGATCCATACCTCATCTATGCTTTGCGGAGGGCGCATCCCAACGCTGATCCATTCTCCCATGTCTCTCCTCTACCCTATCACCTTGTCTATCGCCGCTAGCACCATGTTCTGAATATCAGTAGCGCGCCGCTCCACCACGTCCTCGGCGGTGGGCCAGCCGGTGATCTTGTGCATCGGGCTTTGTAGCTGGCGCGTCTGCACGAACCGCGCATACGTGACCTTGTTGCCCACAGTGGCGCTCATCCCGTCAAGCGCGACCGCCGTGGTCCAGCTCGGCCCGAGTCGCTGCGACATAGGGTCGCTCTGGCGTGTATACCGCGACGGCAGCCCCGCTGCATGTCGTTTCGCAAAGTAAGCCTTGCGCTGGTTCGCGCTCGCCCACTGTAGCGGGTAGTTTGTGTTGCGCGGCGGGTATTCAGCCATGTCGGCCTTGACGGTCTCGGCGGCCTGGCGCAGCACGGCACCCATGAACTTGCGGGCTCGAAGGTCGCCCAGCGTGTCGATGAGCTTGGGTATGCCTGAGACGTCGATCTTGATGCTAGCTACCATCGGTGTCCTCTAGCGGCTCGAACTGGATGCCGTTGTCGCCGGGGAAGGGCTCGGTGTGATCGTTCTCACCTAGCCAGATTTCCTCGGGTATCTTCTCTGGGAATGCCTTACAAGTATAGTCACCGTCTGTTAGCCAATTACGGCAAAATGTGCAGATAGTGCTATAGACTGGCAATGCAACAACGGTATCATCTAGGACAACAACCACTACATTGCCTCCCTGCTGTAGCCCACATCAATTCCCCATGTCTCAATATAGTCCTTCGCAAAACGAGTCATAACCTCATGCCAATGATCCCTGTTTGCGTCTTCCATAGTCAAAGATCCTTGTACGATCCGTGGTCCCCAATCATCTTTGACTTTGCGGTCCTGTTCCCTTATATCCTCATCCACATCTTGTGGCCGTGCAGCTAACGTGTAAAACTTGGCGTCTGGATGTAGCCTGTAAAGCCGTGTTACTCCATCGGGTGCGGTTCCAACTGCTCGAATCTCTACGAGGTTATTGCGGCGCAACATAGCCACGTCGCCAGGCGAGAACGAAGTCCCGCCTGGATGGTTATGCGTCAACGTAGCCCCACGCATAAGTTTCACCTCATCATCGGTAAACGTCACTGAGTTATGGGTGCCTGTTTTTGATAAGAGCACTTCCCCGCGTTCGTCTATAATGACAGCCGTCTCTATGTCGTGTCCGACGATAGTGTTCTCCGCGACCTCTAACGCGCGTATCCTGGTTCGTTCCCGTAGACCGACAGACGGCGCGAATGCTGGCGCTAGCTCCACCGGCGCCCTCTCCACCCTCGGCACTTCCCACTTTTGCGTTATAAAACAGCGACAACGCGGATGACCTGGCGGCCAGTCTACCGTCCATCCTTGCTTCTTTGTCTTGCGGTGATTCGGCCAACATATCGGGCACTCCCGTACAATCTCATCGTTGGTTGTCTGCCAGACCGGCTCGACTCTGAGTCCTGCTTGCGTCGCCCTATCAATCAGTACCCGCTGGCCTTCTGAGTAGGCCGCCGTCGTCTCCGTCACGGCTATCATCTGCGCGCGAATCTGGTTAAACCATGGGAGCAGGCTGTTGCGCAGGTCCCCTATCGTCATCCCTGGTGTGCGCACAAATGCGGCCACTTTTTTGGTGACGATGCGCTGCGTAGTATCCTCAATTCCCGTAATGAGCTCTCCGCCGTATCTCTCCGCCCATGCCGCCGCCTCTTCAGCTATGAGCGTCCAGTCAAACGCAAGCATCATCTCGCTCTGCTTGCTGCCACTACCCCCCGTCACAGGGTTCGTATCGTAGGCCGTCAGCGCCCCAGCCTCTACCATGCGGTCGATGTGTGGCTGTAGCACCGCACCTAGCGCCTCTTTCTCCTTGCGCCAGAACTCGAAATCTAGTCTGTTAATGTCCGGCTTCTTGCCCAGCTTTTTGATGATCCTCGCAAGCTGGACCTTGAAAAAGCGGCGCATGTCGAGCCCGATGCGTGCCTCGTCGCGGTCCTTCGCCGCGGCGTTCGGGTCCTGGTCTCCCTCAGCGGTCTCTCTGACCGCTTTAGCAAAAGGGTGTTCGAATATCTCCAGGGCCTCTTCAGTCGTGTCGGCTAGTTCAAGGTGCATGCGCACGTACTGCTGCGTGTCCTCTGTGAGCACATCACTCTCGAAGCCGCGCGCGAGCGCCTTTTCAGGGCCTAGCCGCTTGACCACGCGGCGCCATTTGTGTACATCCTCCCACATGGCCTCGATGCTGGGCTGTAGCGCCTTCGTGGGCGGCGCGGGCAGCATGAGCGGCGGCGTTACTGCGCGTGCAAAGCCCTCTATTTCCTCTTGTGGCGCTGGCTGTGGCAGCATGACAATGGGCTCGGGCTTCTCAGGTCCCGGCAGCTCCTTAGGGAATGGCGTCCCCATCTGCGAGTAGTATTCGGCAACGACCCATGCACCTTGCTCGTGTGAAATCAGCTTTGCCTCGAAAGCCTCGATGGCCTTGCCGATCATCTCGGAGACACCTTCGGCTTTTACCGCCTCGTTTTTCTGAATCGCCTCGATCTCACCAACGAGGTATTCCCAGCGCAGACCCATACCGTCCCAAAGCTGTGTGTTCATGCCCGACTCGAATAGCTCAGCGTCGGGCACGAGGGCGCCGGTCACGAACTTGAGCGTCTCTTGCTCGTCTGTCGCCCTGTTGGCTGTCTTGCCCTCCAGGAACGTCACGCTCATACCATACGCGGCGGCAATCTCAGCAATCACGACGGCATGCAGGTCGGGGATGGCCAGGTCTTTGGTACGCTGGCCAATCGTCACCGGCTTCAAACCCCTGCGCAGCACCGCCGTCCGCCACGCATTGCGCACAGAACCATGCATACGCTGCCAGACCGTTTTGACACGTTGAATCTCTATGTCTGGTAGGTTCTGGTCCGTCGTGAGCAACAGCGGCGGAATCGCGCCATGCTCGAAAAAGTTGGCCGCATAGCGCAATGCGTTTTCATTCAAGCCCGCAGCCATCGTTGCTACCGCGGCCGGTGCGACGCCTGGCTGGATGTCGTTGTCGGGTCGCCATAACGGCTGGTAGACGATCTCGCGCGGTAACCACGTTGCCCGAACGATTCCCTCGATGCGTTGTTCGAAGCGCTTGATGCCTATCTTCGGGTCCCCGACCACCTCCATCGTCAGCGGGTTAAGGCGCCGTAGGTTCGTTGGCATCATCCAGTTGCCGACCTTTTCCCAGTAGGAGGCCCCCCACAGCATCCTATCAGCCTGCGAGCGCCAAAGGAGTTGCACCAGGTCCGTCTCGGGGAACCACGGCTGCATGGCACCCTCGACGCGGCTGTCGAAAACCTCTGTCTCGCCCTTGAACACCTTGTACTTGAGGCCCTGCAGCGCGTTGGCGCGTATCTGCGTCGCGCGATAGATCCAGGTGACAGCGCCGTATAGGTGCTGCGTGGTCTTGGCTTCCATCTTCTCAAAGAGCTCGGGAAAGAACACGTTGAGCTCGTTGAGCGAGATGGTCTTGCCGAAGCTGCCACCCATGATGTATGTGTTGTTGAGGAGCGCTTTGTTCATGCTATAGCTGTCCTAGTGGCATGTACGCCCTTGTCAGACTACTTCGATAACGCCATCTGTGACGAGGTTGTCGCGAAACGCCGCGAGCTCGGGGCCGGTGTACTCTGTCGCCAGAAGCCGCTTGAGCAGCCGCGCAAGCCCTGCTTCGGCGATCCCCGTCCTATCCAGCCGGTGCGTCAGTACCGACTTGATGCGGGCATACTCTCGGTCATACCATGTTGGTTGCGTAAGTTTGATCGTTGCCATATGAGTTTCGCCTCCGCTAGTTCACAGCGATTTGGTAGATCAGCGACGTAGCTCGCCCTGCAATCCAAAGAGTGCGTCCATCTATCACCATTCCTAACATCAACGCTTCTGGTCCTAAAACGCTAGCTATTACCCGCCCATTTTGTGGGCTCAATTGATAAATGAGGCTGGTCACACTATCAGTATGCCAGAAGCTTTTGCCATCCCATGCGAGAGCTCGCGGGTTGCCTGCTGGCGTAGGAAAACTGCTCAATGTAGTTCCAGCCGTGGGGTCAATCTCGTAAATGCGGCCAGTACTAAATCCCACCGACCACAATGACCGCCCATCCCAAGCTAATCCCTGCGGTTGAGTATCAGGAGACGCGAACGTTCGCACCACTACCCCCCTTACCGGATCAAATTTCTGTATAGTGTTCGTTGGATCATTCGAAATCCACAGGAAACGCCCGTCCCAGACTAGCCCATTGACAAAGGGGCTAGCGATTAGTCTTATATCTGCGCCTGTTTGCGGACTGATTTGCTTCAGTGGGGGCGGTGTGTTGTTCCACAATGCACGGCCATCCCAGTCCAATCCACTGCTGTCCGCGTCAATTGGGAAACTCCGAATCACCGTCCCCAGCGCCATTATGCGTGCGCCGCCGCAAAATTGCCGCGGAATGCGCGAACGATAATCGTCACATCAAAGAAGTTTGTGGCATCTGTCCCCGTGCCTATAACGCGGAAGCGGATCAACTCGATGCCGCCGCATGGCAGCATAAACGCCTTGTTGATACCCGCGGCCGTGTCGGTGTCCTCCCAACCGAGCGATGCCCACAGCCCCTCCTCAAAGTCCCACCATGTCGTGCCACCGTCATCCGAAAACTGCGCCAGCACTCGCAAATGCGTGGGCGCCAGCGTGCTGTCGATGTCAATGAGCACCCACACGGCGTTGTAGTCAGTGACCTCCAGGACAGTGCTATTGTAAGCGGTAGGATCATCGTCGATCCGAATGTTATTGATGAGGGTGGCCCAAACTGCCGCGGTTAGCATCAACGTGTCTGTGTCTAGCCCGAGATCGGCGCTTACTGCCGCGCCACGTTCCGCGCCTGCGCCGTCACGAATCATGCCATACAGCACGCGGTTATCAGACATGCGCGGCGCGCCTATGTCGTCCTCGTTGACCGCATCCGGGGCCACATCGTCAAAAAGCGCACCCATCGGTGTGACTCTGTCGACGTTGACCTCGAATGGCGAGTCATCGCGCTTCGTGATGCCAGGGGCAGTCACGACGTTGACATCCGCTACGCCAGTGACGCTGACATCCACAGGACCATCGGTAATGGCCACGACGCCAGGATTGTCCTCCGTGAACAGCGCGTTCTCTTCCGCGTCAACGATGAACACTGCGCGAACCAGCGCCCAGTAGTTCGTGGCAAATCTGACGAACCGCGCCGAGAAGCTCGTGTCGTTTGGGTTGAATGACATGTCTATGCTCCTATACTATCGCGGCCGTAATGAGCAGGTCGTCGTAGCCAAAGTTGGGCACGCTGATCTGACCTTCGGGTGGCGGCAGGTCGATCTCCCAGTCTATCGCCATCCAGCCCGCCTCGTCAGTGTCGCCCACAAGCCACGAATACTCGACGCGGCCACTTGCGCCGCCACCAAGAACTGTCGCCGCGGCGTTGACGACAACGAGGCCCGTGTTCATCGATTTCATGTGGAAGATGACATCGGCGGCGCTCAGGTCGATCACATCACCAGCACCGTCGCGCAGCGTCGCCCTAATAGGCGGCTCCGTATCGCCTTGTTTGATAGAAAAGACAGCCTTGGCGAGACCGACGCGCTCAGTCATATTCCGCCTTGGTCTGGCTCCGGTCGTAGGTGGCGCTGTTCTTGCTGTCGCTGTCGTTAGGCATATGGTAAATCCCTCACTGGATAGCCGTGGACACCGATGAAAAACGAAATCGTGTCACCCAGCGTCACATTTCGGCACTGCGCCCAGACGATGTAGCCTAGAGGTAACACCCGCATCCGAATGTCGCTCGGCCCCGCCCCGATGTTGCTGCCAACGCCCGAGGCGATGGACATCGTCTGCGTCCAACGGTATGCGTTGCGTGCCTCCAAAAACGATTGGTTGCCATACAAAAACCGTATCTTCCAGGGCAGCACGTTGTCAACGGCTGAGATAGCGATGCGGTGCATGTCGAACTCGATCTGCCATGGCTTGACAGGGTTATCGAGGCGCCCGATGATTGGCACCGCGACGCCCCAGTCGTTGTTGCCACTGGTCAACGTATAGGGACGGTTCGTGTTGTCGTCAATGGCGTGATCCTGCGTCGGCCCAGCTACCCGGCCCCACCACAACTCGTCATTGTGAAAGTGCTCCTCGATCTCTGTGACCTCTTCGAGAATCTCGTCAACGATGGGCGACAATACGGCCAGCGACGCTTGTGTGACAAGGTCGACAATGTAGCCGGGATTGAACTCACTGAATAGCTGCTGGCCGTCCTCATCTACCGGAACTGCCACGCGGTCAAGCCGGTGGCGAATCATCTCAGAGATGCTGCGAATAGACACGCTACGTACCGTAGCCAGGGTTGTCCTCTGTGAACAGCATGACGCCGTCCTCATCTACCAGGATGTAGAGGCGGGTGAGGAGCAAGGCGATTAGGATAGCGATGATGCGCATGTCAGGTCCTCATGCCTATGCCCATGCCCTCAAGAGCATCCCCGCTATGGGGATCAAGTAAGCTCATTATCCCTGCCTTTGTGCCGTCGTTTTCTTTCCAATAGGCGAAGCATCTTCGGTCAATCTCTGTCGTGAGCGGAACTTTGGTCACAAGTTTGCGCATTTCCTTTGCTGACTTAAAGCCCCTCTCTCTTGCGCTTTTATGCCAGAATGCCATCTCTGCTCCTAGTCCCTCACCGGGTCACTGCACTTCCGCTTGCGACCGCGCTTGGCTCGCACAGCTTGGGCTCCCATGACATACAAGGCGCTACCCATTCCTCCTCTAGGCATTGCGCCGGAACAACTATCTGGAGAGGGCTTGTAACACTGCAAATCAGGGCCACGCCATCCTCATGCCCCGCCGCACGATGTACACATGTCGCGCATTTCATATCTCTTCCCGCTGAGTCATCATCGCACAACTAACCATCGCAAAGAGGGCAAACCATATTGCGACCCCTATAGGTAGACCCAGGATGAGGGCCAGCACCCCAATCGCCAATCCTATTCCTATATTGATGCGTATCATTAACGACTTAGTATCCATCTCTCCTCCTCATCCCTCACCGGATTACTGCGCTTCCATTTGCGACACGTCCGCGTCCTTACGTAGCGCTTTAGCCAGTTACGGATGCGCGGGCTGTCGGGTTTGTCGCGCTTGTAGCCGGGCTTGGCTCGCATAAGCTGGCCTCCCATTCTTGCCGTGTCGCTAGCAGCTCTGGCCATTTGCATTTGCGCCAGCTCTCCAGCCAGTACAGGCGTCCCCTCTTCTGAGCGTTTGCACGCAACAGACACGCACCTCTTATCTGGTTTTCATGTTGCCGGTTCCCTCGATCCCGCCAAAAGTTACAATGTCCGCAAGCTAGTCCCATCTCTCCTCCTATATCATCACCATCGCTGGCATGATGGCCTCCATTGCCAACACCACCGCGTCGGCGCAGTCGGGGGATCGACCAATGCGCTTTTTGATGTCCTCTTTGCTCTCGATCAGGATGCCGTTGCGTTGCATCTTCCACCGCGGCGCGCGTAAGTCGCCCAACAGCTCTGGGTCGTTAGGGAGAGCGATTTGCTCCGTCTCATCGCGCTTTGGGTCCAGCGCCTCTCGCATGCGCCAGTAATACTCGGCGCGCTTGTTGACCATCTTCATTGTGCCAGATGCGTCGGTCTCATTGCTTCCCGCCGCAAAGTTCACGTCGTATATCTCTAGTCCTGCTTGTATACACGAGTCGTAAGCCGAGGAGCCGATGCCGATGACGTCGATGTTTGCGCAGCCACCGTCCAAAAGCGCCAGGCTGACAAGAGCCGCAACACTTGCTCCGTCAGGCGTGGTTCGTCCAGGATGCTTTTCGAGCTCATCAAACCGATTACCACATCGTCGTGCGAGTACAGTCTGATCCATTCCCCCTCGGGCCACATCCACGCCAACAACATCGAGCGGAGGCGTCTCCTCAGTGCCATTGAGCTTCCACCTCTTCATCGCTTCCTTGATCCATAGTGTCGGTATGACCTGGTACGCGTCGTCGGTGAGGCCAGCGGTCCAGTCGCCATTCATAAGCTGAGAGCGGTAGGGCTCAGGAAGCAATGCTAGCCGTTTGCGATAACCCGGATCAATCTTGGGATTCTCACTCAATGGTGCCGGGAAGAACGTCCGTGATAGTGCGTCTGGGTGCGTTGCTTCACACTCCACATCATGCCCATCTTCATCACGCCTAAACCATCTCAACTCACCGGGCTCTGCTGGGTTCGGATAGCCCTCGTCAAGCCAAGCCGCCCAGCGTTCCATCACCCAATCGTTGCCCTCGCCGCCGGGGTTGGTGCCTGCAACGACGCGGACACGTTGACCGGGCCGTGTCGTGCGTGCGCGGGAAAGCAAGTAAATGTACTGAAACTGAGTGAACCCTGTCAGTTCGTCAAAGCCAATCAGATCATACTGAGCCGACTTGTGATCCTCAACGTCTTTCTCGTGCTGGAGGTGCCGAAAGCGGACCTCTTTGCCGTCTGGCAGATGCCAAATGTGCTTGCTCTGGTTGTAATGTCGTTTTTCGCCATAGAACTCCAGGCTACGCGAGATTAGCGAATCCTCGAGCTCAGTGTAGGTCCGGCGCAACAACAGCGACCGCGTGTGTTCGGTGCGCGCCAATCCAAGGATCAGGTCGCTCTTGCCACCACCTGCGCAACCTCCATACAGCGTCTCAAACGCCTCAGTATGGAGGGCCTCCGTCTGCCGCCCTGGGTTGGGTGTCCAGATCAGGGGCGCTTTCGGTTGCGGCTTCGGCGCTACTCTCTGCGCCTCCTTCATTATCGATCTCTGTCTGTGCTGCCAAATCCTTAAAGAGAGAGGAGAGGTCGAGCTTTGCGCCATCGGTCTCACTTTGTGCTAGTTTCAACCATTCGAGAATGTCCCGCTTTGTCTGAACGGTTCCCGTCTCTGCTTCGATCTTTTGTCGGACCACTTGCATCACAATACGCATGCGCTCAGCACGCGTCGAAATGCCGGTGAGGAGGGTGAGTCGGTCGACCTCCATTGCGAACTCAAGCTTGCTGTACCAGCGATTGACAGTGCGCTCCGAGACCTTTGCCTTTTCGGCGGCCACTGCCTGAGTGTAGCCCGCAGCCAGCGCCAGCGCTACCTTTTCGCGACGGCGAGTCCACCTAAAAGACGCCATTTCTACGCCAACACAAAAGCCGCGTCACAAAGACGCGGCCCACAAGCAAACGCAAACTGCCGATCCCAGGTCAATCGGAGTCGTTCATGCTTTCCCATATCCTACACATTATACACCCTACCGGGGTATGGTGTCAAGCATCTAGCCCAAACTGTTGCAGGCAAGCAATGGCGCGCGCCGCAACATAGATCAGCTCTAGCGTGTTGTCCGGATCTTTCAGGCACAAAGCCAAGGCCCCCTCAATGCTTTGGAGAAACGCCCCCACGCTGTCCCGCTTTGATTCATATTCTCTAACGTATTTCACTCTTTCAATCACGCTTGACAGCGCCTGGTTACTCTTCCCGATGTCTCTCAGCCGCGCCCACTCATCAAACGCTCCTTTGCCCTTCACGCTAAGGTAGAAAGCCTCTTCTCTTCCTCCCGTCCAGATTCGGGTCCGCTCGTCTTTGAGTCCTACGCCTCCCGTAAAGTCAATCGCATCAACATCAACAAGCGAATCGCCAAACAACATTCTATTCATTGTCTCCTCCTACGTCCTCCACGCTGCATTCTTCTCCTTCAGCATGTCGCTGTCACTATGTCAAGCATAATGACAATCAAACTCCTCACATCTGCGCTCGCTTCCATGCCAATTGAGACACTGGCCGCACTCTGCGGGCTCATCTAGCACGTAACACTCAGGATAGCCGAGTTCCTCAAATCTCTGCTTTCCGGCACAAAGTTCCGTCTCCCCATTATAGAAGCGGCATCCCTTGCACATAGACGCTACGCCCACCTTCGGTTCTTTGTGGCATGTGGGGTAGCTCTGTGATAGGCCCATACAGAGATCTATCGCGGCATTGTAGCGCCGGCACGTTCTGCATTCGGGATGCTGATAGATCGCTCGCCATTTCCTGCTTGTCGGATGATCACGGATGCCAGGCAGTGCAGCCTTTGTCTCCCGCTCCTCTTCCTCATGATGCGACCCTTTCTCGCACGGCACACCTGCTACATCATTACCGACATTACGGCAACCGCTCGTTGCGACGTTCAAATAACGACACCCCGCGCAAGATTCGACGCCTAGTTGGGGCAATTCAGGCTCTTCTTGGCCAAAGTACACCCCCCACTCATACTCACGGCAGCATGCTAGACAAGTTACTCTCACGGTGCCATTCGGCCTTACCCAGACGTGGCCATAGACTTGACTCCCCCATGTTCTGGTACGAGCCAGCTCTGCCCCGCACGAGCATTTCCACACGCCCAACAGGTTGATCTTATCCACCGCTTCGGATGGCACCCCCGATTCAGATCTAGGGCAATCCATCCACGGCTCCATTGCTTTATGACAGCGGCTCTCCGCCACATTCCAGTGAGTACAACCGACGCAGTTCTCCCAAAACGAGCGCTCAGGCTTCTTCGCTACCCAGCACTCCGGGTAGTGGTTCCCGGCGAACTCTGTGCAATTCTGGCTCTCCGCATCATAGCAGGCGCAGGTCTTGCAGCGGGGCTTGTTGACTTTCGTCTTTCTTTCCATATGACACTCTGGCTGTATTAGACAGAACCATTCTGCCGCATGCCAGTGACGACACTTTTCGCAGTCTATCTTGTTCGCAACCTCCGCCACTGCCCTAGCCAACGGGCCATCGCATGACTCCTCTTCCCTCGCCACAAAGCACTCACGTAGCCACTCACGCCATTTAGCATCCCCCACCCCAACATCATCCCAATCCTCGATCTGAGCGATGATGCGGTCGATGATCTGCTCTGTATCGCACCCCGCATTGCCTCTCCCCTTCGCCCACTTATCAAACGCCTCTTTCGCCTCGCCGCGCAGAATTGCCTCCTTGCCGTTCCTGAACTGGACGCGTGTCTGTGGCCCCTCTTCTGTTCCTGCAAACGTCGGTGAGTCTCCCTCTCGCATCTCCCAATACTGCACGTGGTCCGTGTCGATGCCCGCGTCAGGGCCTAGCGCTATCTGGTTCATCGCTCTCTCCTCCTCTCAGTGATCGTGATGATGCGCATGTTCATGATTGTGCTCCACGCAACCGGCGTGTACACGAGTCTCATAATGCTTGTGTTGGTGAGTATGCGTTGCTAGGGGGTCCCTGCCGGCCGCCCATACATCAAAGGCACTTTTCGATTTGTCCCAAAGAAGGCGGCTATGCCCATCTCGAAATCTTACCTCTGTCGGAATTTTCTGGTCCCCAACTAATGATGCGTCTATCCCCCTTGCGTCCACGATCTCATCCACGTCGATCAATACTTCACCGAATAGAATCTGGTTCACTGGCCCCTCCCCTCGCACGGATCATCTCGCGCTATCAGGTTGCCCTCCATGTCAAATATCTCAGTCACCTCGCGAACCGTCTCTAGTTCTACCGGAAGCCCCTCCCCTTTGCCCATTCCAGACCCCCAACACGAGCGCACAACGACGACCTGCTGAATTTCTACGCTATTGACCCAAGACGGGCGCGATCTTGCGCGAAACAGCCTCTTGATAGCACCAACTCGCGCTTGCCGTTCCATTTCAAGCATCTGCCCAGAAGTATACTTCAGTTCATCCATCGCTCCCCTCCTCTACCCAACGATAAGTAGCCTTAATCGTTGGTGTATCATACCCGTTTCTCATTTCGTCCAAGATGGCCTCCGTCTCCTCATCGTCAATAGCAAAATACTCGCGCAGAAATTCACGCAGCTTTGTCTCTGTGATCTCTTCCCAATTTACAGGTCTAAGCCCAAACGGATTGTACGATACTTGCCACATCGTTCCCCTCCTCACCGTCTCCCATACATCGGATTCCACCGCCACTGTCGCACCTGCCGCGTCCTCATAGCGTTGTGTCTACCCAGTGTTCTTGGCGCTCGGCGGGTGATCGTTGGCCAACTATGATAGCGCTTTGCTGCCTTGGCGACATCTCCCATCCAATCCAGAACATGCCAACACGTCTCGCGGATTGCTTTCACAAATCGCTGCCACGCCTGAACGATGATGTCGCATAGCTCACGGATTGCCTCAGCGAACTTGTATAGAGCCTCACATGCCTGGTCGATTAGCTCTTGTGAGATAGAGATGTCAGCGTTATCCATCACGGCTCCCTCTTCTTGCGCAGTTTACAGACGCTCATCATTGCTACCACCAGGTTTATCACCATAGCCACTACCACAGGGGTAGCGAATCCTATCGCGGCAACGGTCAAGCCAATCTGCATTGATGCCGACATTACGCTCCCCTCCTCAATCCCTCCAGCAACTTAATCGCCTCGTCCCTCTCCGCCTCAACAACGCTCAGGGTAGCCTCAAAGTCCCATATCAGGTGCGCGGTTCGAATCGCCCGCACATCGTCCCTGTCCTCTATGACATCCTGGCACCACTCCAGCAATTGTAGCCGTTGCCTCTTCACCATGGGGATACCCTTGCCGCTCGGGCACCTCTCTCCTGAATGCGCATCCTTGGGTAACCTCATCACACGCCCCTCCTCAGTCCCTCCAACAGCTTAATCGCCTCTTCGAGCGAGTGCAGTACGTAGCACAACGCCCCGGCCTCACGCAACTCATTGATGAACGTGTGCTCCGCTGGCGTCAGTTTCTTGTCAAAGCCGTCCTTGATCTCGATGAACAGCACAGCCGGCGTCTCGGTCCACGGCAGTATCCATTGCATATCCGGTAGCCCTTTCACGAACTGCCCGCATTGCCACAAGTCAATGATGAATACGCCGAACGACTGTGCAGCGCGTTTGATGGGGCCATGGTTGGCGTCGCGCTTGACAGCGTAGCTAGGCATGTCGTACTCCTCTCGAATCTGACGGTAGTCAAGCTACTGCTCCACTCCGGGTGCTGCTCGGTGTAGTAGAGCATGTGGTCAGGTAGGGCTACCATCATTCTCTTGCGCCTCTCGCTCTACCCACAACTCGCGCAGTCGGTCCATCGCTGGCCAATACGCTGGGCCTGCGTAACCACCGCTGTTTGCCCTCATGATCTTTCCCAGCTCTTCAATGTCTCTGTAGGCTACCCGTCGCTTTTGTCTCCCCACCCGCCGCCACGCCCACCGCGTCGCCATGAACGCGACGAGTGCGCCCCCAATGCGCAGCGCCCAGAGGGCGCACCACAGCAGGAACACGGCATCGGGGGCGAGGTCGAGGCGGTCAAAGAGGGGTATCATGGCGTCACCTCTGGCAGCGACAGAACTCTCGCCGCCTTGATAACTAGCCGGCGCGCCGGGGATAGCTTGCGCAGATCGGCTTTTGCAAGCCGCGCTAGCCCCGTCGGGCTGTAATGCCAATCTACAATCGTGCGGAGCGCGTCCCGTTCTTCTGTCATCTTGGCAAGCCGGGTCTCGACCTGGCACACCGTGGCCTCATATTCACGCAGATCTCGGCGATGCATGTCGTGTGACGTGTGGCCATAACCCTTCCCTGCTACATCTCGGATCACATTGCGTCGCCGCTCTGCTGTCAATGGCTGTGTCTCGCTCATCCCTCTCCCTCCTTAGCTTTTCTCCTCAGGCAATCTGCACATAGATATTCAGGCACCGGCGGCAGCGGCGCCTCTTCGCGACGCGGAGGATAGTGGCCCTTGCATGCGCTCACGGTGCTACCTTGTTCGTACCAGTGCATCTTGCTCGCAAACCCTGAATTCCAACGCCATCCTGAGACCGCTGTTTTCGTCACGTCCCCTCCTCTGGCTCATGGCCCACGGCGACAGGGATTCCGTCAACGGGAGTCTCCTCTTCCCAATAGTCACAATCTGCACATCGCTGTACTAGACAGGTTGTTGTCAGTGTTTTGGGCGTATCGTCCAGCATCTCGCCGCCGCAGAGCGGGCAGGTGTCACTCATCCCCCGTCCTCCCTCTAGCCGCATCACGTGGTCCGGGTTGTGCTCCGCCGTCCACTGCGCCGGCCCATATTTGTCTCTAGCAACACAGATGGGACACTTGTCTTTCCCGTTGGTATGTTGCCATGCCGCCGCGGGCATCTGGTCTCTCACGACTGAGCTTGCCTCTGCAGGGCTCTGCGCGCCCTTGGGCCATTTCACAATCTCGCACCTGCCACATGAGTCACACCAAAGATTGGCTTCAAAAACGATCATCCCCTCACCCTCCTAGCTGCTTCGCTACTCAGAACTGCATTTCCGGTTCTGGCTCGCGCTGCCTCTCCGTCTGGCGCGCCACCCCCACGAACCGAAAGCGGCCCAGTTGGTGATATAGCTCCAGTCGCCCCATGTCGCCCGTGGTGTTCTTTTCCACGGCCACCTCGATTGTCTCTGTGCTGCCCCGCCTCTCCTATCCTCGCGTTCCTGTTGCCGGTGCAGCACCACGGCCTGGTTGCATTTCTCATGCACCTCACCCGAGCTGCGCAGATCCTCGATATGCGGCCGTTTATCAGCGTTGCCCTTCCAGCTTCGGTTCACCTGCGCCGCTGTGATCACGGATATGCCCAGGTTCTCGGCGACGTTTTTCAGCGTCTCCGCCATGATGCCCATGATAGCGGCAACGTTCGCACCCTTGTGCTCAGGCCAGCGCAGCTTTTGCAGATAGTCGATGACAGCAACATCGCACTCGCCCTTGGCGCGGAGCCTCACCATGTCAGCCGCTATGCGCTCTGCAGACCAGCCTGCGCAGTGGATGTAGGTGATGCGGTGGTGCCAGGGACGTATCTCATCCAGCGCATGCGCAAGCTCTGGCCCCTGGTAGCCACGCCGCAAGCGACCGATCGGTATGCCAGAATAGCGCGCCATGCGTCTGTTGAGCATGAGCGAATGCGACAACTCGAGGTGGTAGAGCGCAACCGTGTGCCCCCGCCGCGCGTTGTGCTCCGCTACACCCTCAAGATAGATCGTCTTGCCTACGCCGGGACGCGCTACAACAACATGCAGCATCCCCGCTTCGATATCGCCCAGATAGGCGTCCAGATCCGCCCAGCCCGTGGTGATCAGCGCGTCGGGGTTCGCGGCGAGCTTGTCCTTGATACGCTCCTGGTTGGCCAGATACTCCGCCAAGGAATCGTCATCGCCTCGCAGGTGTGACGCGGGCGCCGACACATCCACCGCGTCGAAAAACTGGCGGCTCACCTCATCGTACAGCGTCTCGATAGGACCGTCGTGAGCCTGGGCCGCTGCTGCGATGTCGCCCGAGACGGCGATGAGCTGGCGCTGCTGGGCGAGGCGGTGGACGATCTCGGCGTAGTGGCCAGCGTGAATCGAGGTAGGCGTACAATTGATGAGCCGCGTCAACTCCTGGTCGCCGCCTATCATGGCGAGTTGCGAACCGGCGCCATTCTGCCGACTCTCCAGCATGTCGCGTATGGTGACGTAGTCGGTGACGCTGTACGCCTCTGCGAGGGTGATAGCCGCTCCATAGATGGCGCGGTTGGCCACTCTGAAAAAGTCACTGGCCACGAGGCCCTTCTCTTGCGCCCGCAGAATAGCGTCGGGGTCGATGAGGATGGACCCGAGCACGGCATCCTCAGCTTCGATGCTATGGGGGAGGTGGTCGAGCTGGGCGGCGGCTACACGGCTCATTGCGGCTTCGATATAAGCGACTCGGCTGCCGCTTGGTGGGCTTTCTCTCTTAGCTCAAGAGCCAAAAGCCAACACCGCAATTCTTTGAGCGTCATCCTCTTGCACAGCTCAGCGACGGCTTTATACACCCACGCCTCCACCCGCTCACGCGGCAGGTCTGGAATGCACTGTGTGAAGTGTGCCTTGATGTGCAGCCGCACACGTTCCTTTTGCACTGTTATCTCTGCCATTATCCCACCGTCTCCTCTGTGATGTTGCCCTGCTGATCGACGCATCTGATGGTGCGTAGCGGGCCGTCGCGGGCCTTCCCGTTACGGCTCGCCCATGTGCGCGCAATGCCGACGGTCTTGCCAATGTCCTCTGGTTTCGGCGGCTCTCCCTTGACCCCGCGCCAATCCTGGGACCACCACCAGCTTCTATCGCCCTCGTAGAATCGCCGGATCTCGTCTAGCGTCACATTTGCGACTCGGAGCTCCTTGGCTGCCCGATTCATACGGCCTGCGTTGGATTTGATCTTGGAATCGAGTTGGCATATGTCTCGCAATGTCGTGAAGTAGGCACCATGGGGCGGCGGGGGAGTTGAGTCTGCATCTGCATCTGCATCTGCATCTGCATCTGACCCGGACTTAGTCGCGACTAGCTCCGGAGTAGGTCCAGACTTACTCTGGAGTAGGTCGGGAGTAGGTCTCGACTCGTCATCATGGAAGTCGGGCGGAGCGGGATAGTAGCTCTCGGCTTCCTTAGCCGTGTCTCCCTGGTAACGAGGGAATGAGGGAACGTGAAAGTAGGGACGTTCGTCTACGTGGTAGGTAACGACCATGTCGTGCATCGCGTACCAGCCGAAAGCCGTTTCGACTTGCTCAATCGTTACGTCTGTACGCAGAGGGAATACTTTGCTACGGACCCAGGCCGCGCTATAGCGGCCACGGCCTTCGCGGTCTAACACAAGCGGCAGTAGTATCCAGAGAAAGCGGGTAAAATCGTCCGGCATCTCGTGGATGTCCTCAGACTCTAGCGCCTTGACGTGCAGCTTACGCCATTTTGGCATTAGCCCTCGCTTCCGCTTCCATGATGCACCGCCCCACACACGACAAAGCCCGCGGCCGCATCGGGTGATGTCACGCCCCGCCTCGCGCCCAGTCCTTGTACTTGATCTTTGTGATGACTCGACCTCCGCGCCGAGTAAGCAGCTCCGTCTCTGGTCGCATCACCAAGCCCTCCATAATGAGTGTTGCATTCGATGCAATGCGCGAGAACTCGCCAAGGCGCACGAACTCTATGGCCTCCGCGAGCGTCCCGCGCCCAACGATGGGCACGATCCGAATGTTGAGTTTCTTGGCAATGTCCTCGACGTTCTCACGTTCCAGCCATGCCCCAGCCCACACATCGAACAGGATAAAATCGACGCTGTCCGGCAGATAGTTGCCACCGCCCTTTTGGATTCGCGCACCATAGCCCTCACCGCAAAGCATCATCTCGCC